CTAATGTGGTTTTATTTACAAGTTCATTTGCTGTTGTTGCTGAAATTGTTGAAGTGGGTAAAAAACTATTGAATGTGTTTGTTGATGTGAATGCGTTTCCACTTGCTAATTTTGCGTAAGCAGTTGCTGCTGTTGTTATTGCTGTGTCTAATGTGGATTTATTTACAAGCTCATTAGCGGTTGTTGCTGAAATTGTTGAAGTGGGTAAAAAACTATTGAATGTGTTTGTTGATGTGAATGCGTTTGCGCTTGCTAATTTTGCGTAAGCAGTTGCTGCTGTTGTAATTGCGGAATCCGTGTAATTTTTCGTAACCAATTCAGCACTTAAAGTTGGTGTTAGAGTAGAAGTTGGTAATACAGTATTAAATGTAATTGACGACCCTACCAAATTAACCGTCGTTCCTGTTCCGCCAATATTCATAATTCTTGTTCCAGTTCCTGTGCCAATATTGAATGTTGTTGATGAACTTGCTGCCGTCCCAATATCAATATTCCCACTAGTCATAGCTGTTCCCATACTAATAGTGCCACTAGTTGCAGTAGTTTTAATATTTACTGTTGTTCCTTGAATACTATTAGTAGTTGCGTCAGCGCTAATGCTCACACAATTACTACCGCCGACAGTAATAGTTCTTGTTTTTAAATTAAGAGCGCCAACAGCACCAGTAGTATTACCGATGTTTATAGTTTTGGCAGAAATACTATCAGCACCAGTTCCGATATTGATTGTCCCAGTTCTCGTAGTAGCAGTTCCAATATTTATTGCTCCGCTTGTTTGATTATCTCCAATATTAATTGCTGTTGTTAAATCACTTTGAAGGGTCAAAATTCCTGTAGTTGTTATATTCATAGGTTGTGCTGAACTACCAGCAATTGTTATCGCCCCAGTATCAGCGCAAGTTATTCTATTTGTGCCGCCACTTTTTAAAATGACATCACCTGTTCCTTTGCCTTCAACCACAATATCGCTATTGGTTGGCCCCTCTATTTGGGTTGCCACTATAGCATTATTAAAAGTTTTGATACCAGTTGCCACCGTTTGATTTGTTGTTAAATCCATGTAGTTTGCCGCCGCTGTAAGAATTGCTCCTTGGACGAATGCTGTGTTGGCAATATTTGAATTACTTGTTGTAAGCGGAACAATTAAAGGACTTGTTCCTGCTATATCTATTTGTAAATTATCAACCACTAAAGACCCTGTTGAGATGGTATTTGCTGACAAAGTATTTAATCCATTCATTGTTCTACTGTTTGCTCCTAATCCTGTTGTTGATGGCATTATAAATAATATATATATTTTAATTTTAATATTTGGTTAAATTATCTTCTTTAGCAATTATATAAATGGATTTTACTACCGCCTTAAAATCAAAAAGGGAATCATTGTCTGTAAATAGTTTGAAAACTTACAACTCTTTATTAAGAACAATTTACAAAAATTCATTTCCTGAAGATAAAGATGCCGATATAGATAAATTTACAAAACAAAAGGATTATGTTTTGGAATTTTTAAAATCAAAATCTTTTGGCACTCGCAAGACACTTTTGGCAGCGTTAGTTTGTATTGCGCCTGAGGTTGATGAATATAAGAAAATGATGATGGGTGACATTAAGACTTATGTAGAGGAAATTGATAAACAAGAATCAAACGACAAGCAAAAGGAAAATTCTGTCAGTAATGATGAAATCCGTGAGGTTCTTTTGAGACTCAAACAAAATGCTGAGATGATTTACAAAAAGAAATTCATTAGTAACGACGATATACAAAGTTTACAAGATTATGTTATTCTTTCACTTTTATCTGGTTTTTATGTAGTTCCAAGAAGAGCAATGGATTACACAGAACTAAAAATAAGGGCTATAGGAGAAGACGATAACCACATTGATAAGAATAAATTAGTTTTTCAAAAATACAAGACTGCTAAATTCTATGGCAAACAGGTTTTAGATATGCCAGTTCAATTGAAAAACATTTTGAATAAGTATATTACGGTTCTACCTGCGAAACAAGAATATTTATTAGTTGGTTCTACTGGGGCGAAACTCACTTCTCCATCTTTGAATCAAAGACTTAACAAAATGTTTGATGGACACATTAGCATTAACGCATTAAGGCATAATTATTTGACAACGAAATACAAGGATGTTATGATAGAAAACAAAAAGTTAGAGAAGGATATGACTGCTATGGGTTCGAGCGAATCCCAGGCAAAGACGTATATCAAGCTTGATTAGATTTTTAATATAGAGAGAAATATATGAAAGACATTCGTGTTTCATTTATTTTAGCGTTTTGGTTCATAGTTGATTTATTCTATATTTGTTTTTATAGATTTTTCTTTTCTCCGTGTAAATTATAATGTCCGCTGGAAAAGATTTTCGCAAATTCAGAGAAGCTTTGCTTGGTAAAAAGGAGGCTAAGAAAGCCCTTGAAACCGATAAAAAGATTAAGAAGTATATCACTAGTAAGAAGAAGGGTGGACTCGCTGGTGATTTAGTGAATTATGGTGTCCCTGCTCTAACAGGTGCTATTGGCGGCGCTATTGGTGGTTTAGCAGGTGGCGTTGGTGGTGTCGCTGGTTCGGCAATTGGCGCTAAATTGGGTAAGGAATATATTGCTCCCCAAATTAAAGGCTGCTGGTTTCAAACTTGGTGGTCCAGTTCATAGAACAGAAAGAGCATTAGTTCACGCTGGAGAATATGTATTGCCTGTAGGTGTCAAACCTACTGCCGCTCAAAAACGAGCAGTGATGGTTGGACAGAACGGCGCTGGTATTCGTAATGGTGGTGTTATGTTTGTTTAATTATTCTTTAAGTCCTTTTAATATATTATATTACAACAACTTATTTACAACAGACAATATCGCAACATCTTAGCCTGTCTATTATACGCCATCCTGCCTCTCATGTAATGCCTTTGCCAGGCATTGTATTTTTCTTTGCCTGTGGTCTTTTTCCAAATCGTCGTGGTAAGTCTTAACCGCTTCATTGTATTTGTTGGGGTCATATCTTTCATTTCCATTAAGGTGTTTAAACTGTAGGACGTTGCTGGCATAGAATTTAAATTGGCTTTATGCTGGACAATATACTTTTGTTCTTGAACCATCGCATCACATCTAGACTCAACTTCATGTAACCCTACTACGGAGTATTCCACATTTTGCCACCCACCATGTTCCCTTATGACTTCATACAACTTAAAATGGTAATTAGGTTGTAAGTAATTATGGCAGCTGTTTTTGTGACTGTTTAGTCTCCTGTTCAAATTCGTTGTGCTACCAATATAGCAATACTTTGTGTCTTTAATTGCTATCTTATAAAATGTATAAACTAACATATTCTTTTATATACTATGCGAATATTATATTTCTAACAAAAAAACGAATTAGGAATTTGATTGAAACAAGTGTTCATTCTCTAATCCACACCTTTTATTACATTTAGCACAGAAAACTCTTTTTTCTTCAACACTTATAATACTTTGTTTGCCTCTTTCAAAAATAACCAAATACGACGGTGAAAACCACCAATCTATTTTTAATAAATGAAGCGCAGTTAATCCAAAACCAGCATTAATGATATTTCTAACTCTCATATCAGTAAAATTAAAGACACCCATTATGTAGCAAAATTTGTCTGTAATTTTTATTGTATGTTCTATCCATTTATCCCATATGCTATAAGGAGGATTGCCTAGAATTAAATCAACTTTTTCATTATATTGAAAAAAATCTTTACCTTCTACAATTTCACACCAATCCTTTTTACATTCTGGTAAATTATCGTAAAAAACTCCGCCACCTTTTGATGGGTCTAATACTTTCATATTTGGAGTTATATTTGACATTTCTATCATTTTCATTGCGACTAACTTTGGCGTGTAAATAACATCATTTGGACTTGCTTTGTATTCTTTTGATTGTTGTTTTTTTCCTAATGGCATTATATACTATGCCAATATTATATTTCTAACAAAAAAACGAATTAGGAATTTAATTGGATTTCCTTAATATTAAGGAAAAACAATTTAAATATTTTCTCTTCTATATATATAAAAACAATGGCTTCTAAAGAACCCGACTATTTTGCTAAACATTATGCCACTAATCGTGACAAAATTCTTGATTATAAAAAAGAATACTATGCTGAAAAGGTCAAGTATACAAAACAATTTCAACCCATTAAACTTAAAGGGCAACCCAAAATTCTTTCAAACAAACTAATCAAAACCGCCGTCAAAACTTTAGCGTGTTTTATTGTAGTTAATGATAAGACCTATACTCCTAATGAATTCTATGACGCATATGATGTCAAAGACTTTAACATTATTGAAATAGATTACGACATGTTTAAAGATTATGAACTAACAATGAAAATCCCAGATTACTATTTAATCCCAAAAAATTGAATTAATAATATTAAGGAAAAATGACTTAAAATTATTTTCTCAACATAGTATATAAAATGGAAATTACTGAACAGCTCCCTCTTTTAAAAATTCACTTTTTAGCAGATATGTCTTTTAAGACCTTTAAAGATTATTGCTCTTCTTCAATGAAGGAACAAGATATGAAAACAAAATATGATATTTTACAGCGTTTTTGTCAATCTCATATACAAACAAAAGGAACTATAGAACGAATTTATAGATTACCACAAAATACTCCACTAGAAGTTGGGGGCAGGTTATATTCCCCTAATTCATTACAAAGCTTACCTAAGCAATTTAGAGGATTCCTTTGTGAAGATGTTATGACTGACATTGATATGAAAAATGCGCATGTTGTAATAGCTAGATACTTATGTAAATTAGATAATATTGTATGTCCTAATATTGAATATTACATTAACCATCGTGACGAAGTGTTAGCTGAGTTTGGTGAGAATGGCAAGGAGTTATTCTTAAAGGCTTTAAATGATGATAAACTCAATAAAAAGGAAACAAATATGTTTTTTAAAAATTTTGATAAAGAATGTAAAACAATACAAAAACAAATAATTGAGTTACCCAAATATAAACACATTGTTGATAGTGTACCTGAAACAAAATTATATAATGAGCAAGGTAGCGCATTCAATCGTATTATGTGTGTCTATGAGAATAAAATATTACAATCATTGATTTCATTTCTTCGCAATGATAATATTAATATTAGAGCATTATGCTTTGATGGTTTATTAATGGAAGGTGATTATTATAATAATCGTGACTTACTTGATAAAATAACAAATCATATTAATAATGAATTTGAAGGTCTTAATATGAAATGGTCTTATAAGGAGCATTCTAGTTCTATTGTGATACCACCTGGATGGTCTGTTCCAAATAAACAAGAAACTAGTCTAGTAAAATTACAAGAAACTTGTGAAGCAACATTTGGTAATGTTCAAGCAAAATTTGAGGATAAACATTGTAAGATTATTAATAAATCATTCTTTTTAAAAGAATTTGAAAATAAGGTTATTACATTAAATAAGTCACAAATAATATCATCTTATGAGCATTTACAATATACTGATTTTAAATACAATGGCAAGAGTTATGAAGCAGTTGAAACACAGTTTATCCATGATTGGCTCAAATGTCCTACTATGCGTGTGTATGATGAAGTTGGTGTGTTTCCAACTGGATTAAAATGTCCTTCTAATTATTATAATATGTGGCGACCTTTTGATATGGAATTAGTTACTGAATGGGAACAAAAAGATGATGCTATTGAAAAAATAAAAAAACATATATTAATTTTGTGCGGCAATGATGAAAATGTTTGTGATTATTTTATTAAGTGGATTGCGCAAATGATTCAATATCCTGCCGTCAAAAGCATCTGTCCTACATTAATTTCAAAAGAAGGAGCTGGTAAAGGTACATTGTTACAACTTCTTACAAAAATGATAGGTTCAACAAAAGTATTTCAAACAACTCAACCTAGTCGTGATGTATGGGGTGAATTTAATGGTTTAATGGCTGAAGCATTCTTAGTAAATCTAGATGAGTTAGGTAAAAAAGAAACTATTGAGAGTGAAGGTCGTATCAAGGGTCTTATTACTGAACCAACTTTGAAAATCAATAACAAAGGTGTGGCACAATTTCCAATCCAATCATTTCATCGTTTCATAATTACAACAAATAATGAGGAGCCAATTAAAACTACAAAAGATGACAGACGCAAACTTGTTATTAAAAGTAGTGATGAATTATGTGGCAATAAAGTATACTTTAATGATTTATATGCTTTGCTTGATGATGTGAATTCTATTAAATCTTGTTATGAATATTTCAAATCAATTCCTGATATGGATAAATTTAATTCATTGTCAATGCCAGTTACTCAGTATCAAAATGATTTGAAAGAAATGTCTGTAAGTCCAATTGAATCATGGATTAAAGATTTTACTTATGATAATTTTTATGAGAAGGAACCAATTGAACTACTTGGTAAAGATTCTTATAAAATGTTCTGTGAATGGACAAAAAAATGTGGTATTGAATATAATGTTACTTTACCAGCTTTTGGTTTAAGAATAAAGAATCTTAACATTAATGGTATTGAAAAAGGTAAACATACTAACAAAGGTGAAACAAAATTATATAACATTGAACTTTTAAAGAAACATTTTAATATTGAAAATATTGAAGTGATTGAGGAGCAGTGAGGAGCTAATTTGTGACCATATTTTAATAAATCTGTTTTTATTAAAATATTTATACAGCATTATCAAGTGGTAATATTGATATCCTTATACTCTTTTCTTTTTTTATTAAAGTGAGAAGTGAAGAGTGAGGAGTGGTTTTGACTTCAATAGAAAAAGTGGTAAAAACATTGAAAGTTGAGAATATTGATGATTTTTGCGCCGAATTCCAAAAAATCAGTAAAAATGGGTATTTATAGCCGGGGTCAAAAATCTGTCCTCAACCATCACTCCCCACTTCCCCAAACCTACGGTACCGTAGTTTAAACATTCCAATTCCCACAGTTTCCAAAGTGCGCTACCTTACAAATAAGACACAGCGTAACCACGTGGTAACTTTATTAATCGACTCAAAAATAAGGTTAAACAGGACTTAGCTACTTCATGAAATCATTTTTTAAATCGTTTTTGTTTTCTTCGCCCTACATTTCTTCAAGGGTGGATATTTCAGTTTCCAAAATTCGTCCCATTTCACAGTCTCCCAATCAGCCTGCCAAGACTGAAAACTTGTATTAGACATTTGATTATCAATACTCATACATGATGGTTGTATAAGCCCTACATTGTATGTAGTATTAAGTTCGATTATTTTATTTAATATTAGTGCCTTCATATCAGCCTCAGATGTGGGGCTATTATAGAAAAAAATAAATTCATCATTGAGACTTACTAGCGATGTAGGGGTGTCTGAACCAAATAAATTATTATAAAATTCATCAAGGATTTCTTGCGCAATTTCTGTAGGTGTTTTTGGCTTTTCTTTTTTCGGTTTCGGTTTCGGTTTCGGTTTCGGTTTCGGTTTCGGTTTTGTTTCTGTTATTTTGTTAGTTGGTTCTAATTCTAAGACAGAAATATAATGTTCTTTGTTAGTATCAAAATCAAAATGGTCATGTAACTGTGAGCATTCTTCATCGTAGTGGATTATGAAATCTTCTATCTGATTTATAAATAATTCCATTTAATATATAATGAGATTATTTTTATAGTTAAATTACTTAATTTCAAAAATAAGGTTAAACATTGAACATTCTTTTGTAAGCAGCAATATTTCCATCAATAGAAGTATAGTCACCCCATAATATGAAGCGACTTAGACTGGCAGGATTAATTTTAGTCCAGTCCTCATTTACCCTGTGTCTTGCTAAATATGCCGCTCGTTTCACTTTGTCTCCTTGGTCTATGTATGTCTTACCAACAGCAGAACCGAAATGGACTGTTTTACCATTTTTAAAAATAGCCATAAAGCGCTTCCCCTTGCGAGTAGATTTTTGAATTAGCATTTAGTATATGTTAATACTTTATTTCACAGTATATTTATAATGGAAGAAACAAAAGTTCAAAAATATCGCAAAGATTACTATCAAAAAAACAAAGAAAAAATAAAAAATCAAACTAAAAAATACTATCACGATAATAAAGATTTTATTATACAATCACAATTAAAATACTATCATGATAATAAAGAGTTAATAAAACAATCACAATCAAAATATAGTAATATATATTACGATACCATTGGCGCATACAAACGAAAATCATATAGTTACAATAATAAACTCACAGCAAATAGGTTTGCTAAACAGCAAGCAGAAATAGAAAACCGCAGAGCATTATATTTTAAAAGCGAACAAACCAATGGGGTTTAGGAAGATTGGATAAACATTAATTAAAGGGTAAAAATTATTTTCTTATGTAATATTATAAATGCCACGAGTAAAGAAGTCCCTTGTAGAATTACAAATGCTGTTACACGCTGAACAACCTGCCGTAGCAGATGAACCTTTACAAGCCAGTAAAGACATAACCAAAGGTGAAGATGAAATACCAGCAACCCTGTGTGACCCACCACCGAAACCCAAGAAGGTAGCAACCGAGAAACAATTGGAAGCAATGCGACTAGGGCGAGAAAAACGAGACCAACAAATAAAGTTGAGACGAGAAGCAGAAGAACAAGAAAAAGCAATCCAAAAGAAACTGTTGGAAGATAAGATAGTGAAGAAGGCTATATCTATAAAAAAGAAGGAAATAAAAAAGAGCACCCTGTTGGATGAAATAAGTGATGATGATACGCCAATAGAAGAAATAAAGACGGTTATGAAAGCGAAACCAATACCGAAGCAAGTAGCGCCACAAGCGCCAAAAGTTCAACCACCACCACCCCCAGCGCCAAAAGCAATTGAAATAAAGAAACCAACATTTTATTTTGTATAGTTATATATAAATGAGTATAACATTGAAGAAAAATGAAAGTCCTGATTTAGCAACTTGCGAGATGATATGTGACGGCGGACTCCATAAAAAACTAGACAATTATGAACTCACAAAGTTTCTGAACTCCCACGAAACTAACTTGATGATAGGACGCCCGGCAAGTGGTAAAACATCACTCCTTTATTCGTTTTTCAAAAGCCCCAAGGTTTATAGAAAAGTATTCCATAACATCTACCTTTTTCAACCGTCACACAGTAGAGCGTCGATGAAGGATAATATATTTGAAAAGATACCACAAGAGCAAACCTACGAAGAACTCAACTATGAGAATTTGAATACAGTAATGGAGACCATCAAAGCAGAGGATAAAAAATATAATAACTGTGTGATTTTTGATGATTGCACGGCGTCACTAAAAAACGCTGATGTTAAGAAACTATTAAAAGAGTTGATATTCAATAGAAGACATTTGCGAACCACGATTATTTTTTTGGTTCAAACTTGGTATTCAATTGAGAAAGATATAAGAAAATTATTCTCAAACATATTCTGCTTTAGAGTAGCGAAACAAGAGTTGGAATCTATTTTTGATGAAGTGGTTGAAAGCAAAGCGAAATACATGAATGAGATTAGCAAGATGGTTTTTGACAGACCATATAAGTATTTATTTATTAATGTGAATTCACAGAGACTTTTTGACGGTTTTGATGAATTGCTATTTGAAGAAGAGTAAAAGTTTTTTTCTTCATTTAAGATATAATATGTTTCTTAAAGCAACAGGTAGTAGGGCTATGCCCATTTTTAGAACAGGTTTAATGGCGTCGTCTGTTTTGTCAAAAGGTTTAGGCGCTGCGTCAAGAGGCTTAGCAACAGGAGCAAAAGTAGGAAGCGAACTAGGTAACACTATTTTATCAATCCCCTTCGCTAGACAAGCGTTATCCATGAGTCCGCAAGGGCAAGAATTTTTGAGTCGTTTGAATCTTGGAGCGGATGTTGCCAGGCAAGGTTCTCAAATTTTAGGACGAGCAAGTGACCTTGTAAATCCGCTAACATACAAACCCATCATTAGACAAAGTGGTTCTATTAATACAAAGGCAATAGGGCAGAATATTCGCGAAGGTTTGGAACGAGCAAAAGCACTAGATAGAGCAACTGAACCATTGTTCCGGTTTGTAATGTAATAAGTTCAATCAAAAATAATATATATTGTATTTTTTAGAATATATATTAAAAGGACTTAAAGAACTTAAAGGTTAATTCTAGTTGTATGATTTAATGGTATCAATTGAAGAGTCATAATCCACGCAGGAAGCGAAGGATAAACAGTTGGAGCAGAAGCATTTGTTAAAACAGTAACGCTAAACTGGTTATTTCGTGGGCGACTGTTTATAAAAGCAGGAGGATTGGTAGAATCTTCTGCGTGTAGCGTTGAAGTAGTTGAGACTATATAAGGATATGCTACGCCTAAAAATGTGCTACTTTGCGCAGAAGCACGCCCTGCTGTGTTAGTTGCCGCAAAAGTGTTTGAACCTGATATAACACTAGAGTAAATCATGGCAATTTGAGGATTGGTAACTGTATTCACAGTAGCAGTATTGAATGCGAAATGGACTAAATAGTTCCCATCAGGAATCACAGACCAGTCAAAAGAAAATAAATAGTCGTTTCCACTTACAGTAGAGTCATTGCTATTAAGGACAATATTATAGAGTTCGTCTTTCCCTATTTGTTGAACGGAGTTGTAATTATTAGATGACAGCATTTATATACAATATCAATATATTATTTTCTCCGTAATAATTATAAATGCCAATTAAAAAAAGAAAAGTAAAAGCGCCGACTAAACCCAAGTCTAAACCTAAGTCCAAACCGAAACCAAGAGTAAATGCTAAAGCAACTTTAATAGCGAAAGCATATGAAGCAGGATTAAAAGCAGGTATGCCAGCGTATGGAAGTATTCCAAGAACAGGAGGCAACTATGCCGTAGCACAGGGATTACCACCGCAGGTTTTAGTAACGGCAGCATCAACCCCTTTAGGTAGCAATATAAATGAAAGATTGTATGGCGCTTATAATGCTTTAGTGTGGGCTCGAAATCCACCGACTAAAGAAGAATTTGATAAACTACCAAGTGACGTTCAGGAATCATATACTGAAGCAATTGGAAACATTTTGGGACGAGAAGCGCAAGTCCAATTCAAGGAAAATATAGGGAAACCACAGAATCCAAGTGACATTAGTCCGCTATTCCAAGCTCCGAGTCAAAAGGGAGGTTTTGATATGCCAAGCGCAAGAAGTTTCAGTAATCTTATGACTGATGTTGTAGATAGTGAAATCTATGATGATCCAACAACAAATACTTATTTCACAGGTTCATCATTTATAAATAGACCGTCACGCTTTCCACAGCAAACCAGCGACATTTTTGATTTGAACCAAAATGAAAAACTAGACAATGCGTTATCCAATTTAGCAAGACAAACAAAAGCATCTCAAGAAGATATACAAGTAAGTCAAACTTTGGAAACTCAAGCATATCCTGAATTGTCTGTTACTCAAAAGAAAACAAAGAACCCAACAGGGAAACCAAGAGGCAGACCAAAAAAGAAAGGAGTAGAACTAATAATAGAAGAAGAATCAGAACAATAAATAATAGAAAAAATAATTTCTTAATATAAGGTATAATGTCGTCGCTATGCTATGTCAATCCAAAGAATTCGTTGGCTCGTTCAGCAAAATTCTCAAAGACTGTTGATACAATAGTGTGCAAAGCAGCAGAAGTTCCTAACCATGTTAAGTATAAGTTAGATTTAGAATTTCTTACTATGGTATGCGTAATGGTAGAACACTTGATAGATAACAAGAAGGAAGTAGTTAAGGTAGATAAGAAAGATGTTGTGTTTTGTGTTTATGGAAAATTGTTTGGCACATTAACTCCTACTGACGTCCAACTAATAGAATCAAATATACAATACTTATTTGAGAACGGAAAAATAAAACAGAAAGGGATTTTTAAAGTTATAACATCTTCTATATGGGATTGGATTAAGCGCAAGATTCTATGAATATATAATTATCTTGTTTCAAATATACAGGCCATGATACTAGACACAATAGTAAGACATTTTAATATATCAAAAGGAATTGAGATGGTAATAAATGTAATAAGTAATTTAGATACGACAGCAATTGTGATGTTAGGTATCAATAACGCTGGAGTTTATAAATACACTTTGTTTGGATTGTATTTCGTATTGATAGCCTGATGGTGGCGATTAACTAGAATTAATCATTTAATTAATATGTGTTACATTAAATGCTTAAATATGATTAAATTTAACTAAAATTAACGATTTAATGAAGAAAATAGGTAAAAAAGTGATTAAAAAAGCAATTAAAATATTTTAATTGCTTTTTTAAGATATTAATAGTTAATTAAACGCTTAATTTTGGTTAAATTTATCAATAATACATCGCTTTAATGTATTATTGATTAATTAAATGATTAATTTCAGTTAAACGCCATCACTTGTCTTTAAGTTGTTTTCAATTAAGACTTTACTGCTACTTGTCTGTTGACAGTATCAACTTCAAAGAGGGCATCATAGTTGGCAACAAGTGTAATCAAGTGAGCCTGACCTGTAGCAGTTCCAAGAGAAATTCTGTAACTGATGGGACTGTTCTGGGTTGAGATTCCAGTCAAAAGTGAGTCACTATTGAGCTTCTCGAGGCTGGTCCCAATAAAATACTTACCCATAGCTTGAGCAGTCGTAACGGTGGCAGAAACCGCAGCATACTCAACAGCGTTAATAGAGAAAGAATTCGCCTTGTCATAGATAGAACCAGTAGCAGATTTGAGTTCCATCAAAGCACCAGCGCGATTTACCAAACTTGATATGGGGCGTTGCGGGTATATAACGCCGCCGACAGAAAAAGAATAATCTCCGTTATTGGTTGTGATGTCAGTAGAGTCAAATGCTTTATTAGCGCCGATAGTTGTGCCACCATTGATAGCGTAAAGAGATTTCACACTGGCGTATCTTTGGTTAAAGACAAGTTCATTGTAACCAGTTGAACCTGATGCTAGGGTTTGAGAAGCGCACGAAAACGATTGCGACTTGATGTAAATTTTGTCACCCATTGAGCGAACCATATCCTCAACTTGTCCGCCCATATCTACAACCTTGTAGCAGAGTTCCAAATTGGAAAGAGTGAAAGCAGTCACAGCACCACCAGCACCAATATTGAAACAATTGGCAATAGCGTCCATAGTGAGAATGATGCGGATTTGCGGCATAGCAAAAAGAGGAATGAGTTTCTCACTGTTAGAAAGAATACTCATCAAAGGACCACCAAGAGAATAGGCTTGGGTAGTAGCAACAGCACCTAAATCGCGGGCATCCAACTGTTCCAAAGTTGGAACGGCAGTGTTATTCAAATAACCAAAACCAGCTTGGAGACCATATTTCTGTCCTACATCAAGAGTCAAGTTAGTAAGCATATTCATCAACACATTGTAAGACTGAATCGTGTCCACGGTTTGTGAGCCAATTTGAACATCGAGCCTTGTGAAGGGATTGTAGATCGGGCAGCCAATCTGGTAAACTTGGAAAGCACCAGTATTTGTGACGGAAGTAGTGTATCTCAAATACATGGAATCAGGGACAAGGAATCCGCGATTTAAAAGGTCAAATTGAATCTGAGCACCTGATGTAAATGAGGCACCATTGACTGGAGAAGCGACAACTGGGATTTGTTGTGTGTTATCAGGGAGGGAAGGAAGAGCCTCAGTATAGTTGACTGAATTTGGTAAGACGACAGACATTTATATAATATTACTAGAAAATAATATTTTGAATTACTTATATATATTTACGATTGTTATAAAATAGAACTTCTAAGTTATCTTCATCTTCTAATTCACCATTTGGTTTTTCTTGTTGTAAATCTTGATTTTGTGTTTCTTGTGTTTGTTGTTCTTGTTGCTGAATTGTCTGTATAAGTTGATTGATTGGAAAAATCAAGTCCCTAAAGGAGGTTTTACTATCTTGATGTCGTAGTCTTGTAATCGCTAAAATTAATGTAATATTCCAGTGAGTGTTATTGAAATCAACTAATCGTCCATCATCACCAAATATCTGTAAATCAAAACCGTCTAAAGATTTATTATTGATAATACTTGTAATATTTGAAATATTATTATACAGGACTACTCCAAACGGTCCACTGTCTATTGGCATTGTTGCTAAAATATTCAAATTACTTTGGACACTTGAGTCGTAATTTTGTGTCTGTAATTCAAAACTAGCTAGTTTCAATTTGAGTAGTCCTAACAGATTCAATGGAAATGGCGCTGTTAAAACGCCTAAACTGGAAATGGAATTTGTAGTTGGGTCAAATCCAATGACTGTGTTAATAGTTCCTGTTGATAAAATGGTAAAGTCTAATGCTAATGCTCTTGTAAAAGTCATACACCCTGTAATAGCACTTGTAACTATGGTTATATCTATAATACCTTGTAGCGCAAATTTGGCTATAATTTCTGTTATTAAATTGAGACTATTATAGTTACCTTGTGTTAGTGTGAAGGTGTAAGTAGTGCTGTTATAGTCTAGAACCAAAATATTATTATACACATTGATATTATAAAAGGAGATTGGTATTTGGGCGTTTTGAATTGATATTGTTACTTCCCTGTTATCATCATCTTCCTTAACCAGTCCTCTGAAGTTAAAGAACACATCGCTTAAAAATGAACCGTTATTTTGAGTGGCATTGTTGCTACTTAATGTAATTATTCTTTGGTCTATATATGTATCCATTATATATATAGACTATTTTTTATTGCGCCATGCTTGTATTCATATTTTTATAATTTGGATTTTTATTTATTTTATAATCCATATCTTTTCTAAGTTCCTTAATTTTTAATTTTATCTGTTCTTTCTCTACATCTGTTAGATTTGGATTTGATAGAAGCATTAAATAAGTTGCTTCATCATTTGCCGAGTAACCGAAGCGTTCTAGTTTTTCTAAAGTTGGTTTGGGTTTTAAATCTTGTTCTTTTAAGTATTTAATTCCATTTAAAAATTCATCTCTTGACATTTTCTTTTTTGTGTTTATGTGAAACATTTATAATAATGTTATAAAATTATTTTTGAGTTTATCCAATTCTTGTGAAAGAAGATGTTGCCGTTGCGTAAGCAACAAGTCCTGAAAGATTAAATAGACCATTAACATATATACTGGTTGCTGCTGTTACTGTAACTACTCCTGTTATCGTTTCAACAAAACGAATAGCGTTTGAACCTACTGAATCATCTGATTCTTCAAAGTATCGTAAAGTTCCTATTGAGGTTGTATCGTTATTTGCTAATGAAACCACTAAGAGCCTATTGAGAACTGTTCCTGCTCCTCCTGTTGTCCTTGACGAAATATTTGAAATCACTAACCAAACCCCCTTACTTGGTAAAGAAAGTGTTTGAACGTTGCCTATTACTCCTGTTGAAAAAGTGAATTCTGCGCTTGTTGCTAAAACAGAGTATCCTAATTGTGTATTTACTGTTGCTGGTATTGTTGTTTGAATCAATCTAACGTCGCTATTAAAAGTGCTGGTGTTTTGTGTTAAAACAATATTGCTTCCTGCTGCCACCTCTAAATGGCACGTATCACCAGAATTTCTTGAATCCATACGGTTTATTGCTGCGGTTGCTGTTCCATCTCTATAAAATAACCACGCGTTAGCAGTTGTAAATGCGCCTGACAGCAATAACGCTGGCTGACTTGCTTTTGTGTTTAATTGAAGACCTGGTGTAACTATTTGAATATAAGAACTTGCGTTTGATGTTCCTGTGGTTAAAGTCATAGTGCTTGCTAATGATGCTGTTGAGGGTGCTGATATACTAACGTTTTTTCCAGTTCCAGTTACTACATTAAAATCTAATGCTGGTTTTATGCTAACATCTCCGCTAACGCCTGTAATTGTGAGAGTTGTTAGGTCTTGCGCAATAGTTCCTGTTTGCGCTGATGCTCCATTTTTAAATGTTACAGTTGAAGAAAAAGTTTTGGCTCCTGAAATTGTCTCAGTATTTGTAAAATCCACATAGTTTGCGTCTGTAAAAGTTTTTGTTACCAATTCCGTTCCAAGAGTTGGAGTTAAAGTAGAGGTGGGTAAAAAACTATTGAATGTGTTTGTTGATGTGAATGCGTTTGCGCTTGCTAATTTTGCGTAAGCAGTTGCCGCTGTTGTTATTGCTGCGTCTAATGTGGTTTTATTTACAAGTTCATTTGCTGTTGTTGCTGAAATTGTTGAAGTGGGTAAAAAACTATTGAATGTGTTTGTTGATGTGAATGCGTTTCCACTTGCTAATTTTGCGTAAGCTGTTGCCGCCGTTGTTATTGCTGCGTCTAATGTGGTTTTATTTACAAGTTCATTTGCTGTTGTTGCTGAAATTGTTGAAGTGGGTAAAAAACTATTGAATGTGTTTGTTGATG